AAAAGAAGTTACATCTTTCAAGGTTTTGTAGTTAATTCAACTTTAGACGAGGAAACTACACCAGAGAATCCTATTCGAAGGTTTGTAATTAATCCATCAATATATCAAATCATCAGATCAGCATTAATGAATCCTGATATGGAAGATCTACCAACTGATATTGAAAAAGGTAGAGATTTCAAATTAACAAAAACACAAAAAGGTGGTTATGCTGATTATTCAACTTCAACTTGGTCATTTAAATCAAGAGCATTAAGTGATTCAGAACAAGGTGCAATCAAACAATATGGTTTGCATAACTTGGCAGACTTTATGCCTAAAAAACCATCTCAAGAAGATCTTAACGTGATTCAAGAGATGTTTAAAGCATCAGTTGATGGTGAATTGTATGATCCAGAAAGATTTGGACAATATTATAAGCCAGCTGGATTAAACACAGGATCTAAAGCAACGGCTACAACTAAATCAGTACCAGTACAAGCGGCACCAACACAGCCAGCACCTGTACAAACTGAAGCAGTAGTACAACCGGCACCTGTTCAAGCTGAAGTTAAAGTAGCAGAAACAGTAACAGCGACAGCAACAACTGAATCTCCTGCTCAAACAACAGCACCAGCAACATCTACAGCAAGTCAAAGTAAAGTATCAGCAGATGATATTTTATCAATGATTAGAAGTAGACAAGCTAACAAATAATTTGTATAATAGAGGCTGTGGGGAAACTCACAGCCTTATACAAGAACAGGAGAAATTATGGTAAGACCATTTGACGTAAGTAAGTTTAGATCCAGTTTAACAAAAAGTATACAGGGTATTTCTACAGGTTTTGAATCTGATCCTGATACTTGGATCTCAACAGGAAATTATACATTAAATTATCTAATTAGTGGAGACTTTAATAAAGGTGTACCGCTAGGTAGAGTAACAATGTTAGCAGGAGAATCAGGCTCGGGTAAGAGTTTAATTGCTTCTGGTAACTTAATTAAAAATGCACAAGACCAAGGTATATTTTGTGTAGCAATAGACAGTGAAAATGCATTACACGAAGATTGGTTACAAGCATTAGGTGTAGATACATCACCTGAAAAGATGTTAAGAATAAATGTATCAATGGTAGATGATGTTGCTAAAATTATTAGTGACTTTATTTCAAGTTATAAAAAAGATTACGAAGGTAAAGAAGACAAGCCAAAAATTCTATTTGTTGTAGATAGTTTGGGTATGTTACTAACACCAACAGATAGAGATCAATTTGAAAAAGGTGAAATGAAAGGTGATTTAGGGAGAAAAGCTAAATCATTAACAGCACTCATTCGTAATACAGTAAATTTAATTGGTAGTTTAAATATTGGATTAGTAGCAACTAATCATACATACGCATCGCAAGATATGTTTGATCCAGATGATAAGATATCAGGTGGACAAGGTTTTATGTATGCAAGTTCAGTAGTAGTTGCTATGAGAAAACTTAAACTCAAAGAAGACGAAGATGGTAATAAAATAACTGATGTAACTGGTATTAGATCAGCTTGTAAAGTAATGAAATCAAGGTTTAATAAACCTTTTGAAGCAGTACAAGTAAAAATTCCATATGAAAAAGGAATGGATCCATATTCAGGATTAGTTGACTTGTTTGAAAAGAAAGAAATTTTAGTAAAACAAGGTAATAGATTAAAGTACGTTGACAGATTTGGAAAAGAACATTTACATTATCGTAAACAATGGACGGGAGAACATTTGGATTTAGTTATGGCTGAGTTCCAGGATAATAATGACCCGGAAAACATAAATAAAACCAAACAAACCATAGGAGCAAACAGCGATGATGAATCACTCGGAGGTAGCGATGCTACTTGAAGCCTGGAATAAAATAGTTGAATACATACCACAAAAAGATAGAATGGAAGCCGCAAAAGCTTATGTAACATTATTAGATGATTACGGCATTGACGGCCAAGATTTAGAAGAGTTTAAAGGTAGTGATGACTATTTAGAAACAGCAATCTCAGAACATTATGAAGATTTAGAAGAGTATGATGATGAAGATGAAGGATCTGCGTACAACGACGAAGAGGCTTACTAATGTCAGCTAAATGGTACGGACAAGTTTCAAACAATCTTGGTAAGATTCCTGAATGTATCGAATATTACGAAAATCAATTAGAAGAAGCAAGACTAGAGTGTGGACTTACTGGTAACATTGAAAGAAATGCTAAAAATGTTCCTGGTATAGTTGAACATCGATTTAATCAATTACAAGAAATAGAAGCAATTTTAGAGTTTCTTAATATCCAACTAAGAAAAATCAGAAGTAAACATTATAAGAAGTTTTTAGAAAATTATCAAAGAGCATTAACATCAAATGATGTTAGAAACTATATTGACGGAGAAGATGACGTTGTTGATATGGCTAATTTAGTTAATGAATTTGCTTTGTTAAGAAATAAATTCTTAGGTTTACTTAAAGCCATTGATGCCAAACAATTTCAAATTAATAATATTGTAAAATTAAGGGTAGCTGGGCTAGATGATGCAGAATTATTTGCAAAAAAATAGTCTCAGTTGTATAATAAGAAATGAAAACAACAGTACTGCATATTAAAGACGAAGTAAATGTTAAGTTTGAAAACTTAGATGTAGTAACTCGTAGAAAAATTTCCGACAAGTTAAAATTTTTTGTACCATATGCATATCATTTACCAGCATATAAGCTAGGAAGATGGGATGGTAATATACGTTTCTGTGATATAGGTGGAAGAACATATTTAAATTTAATTGATAGAATACTGCCTGTTATTGAAGATCAAGATTATGATATTAAAATCAAAGATGATAGAAAAGATTATGATTTAAAATTTGAAGCTATAGATGAAGGATATTTGTCAGAAATTACTTGGCCTAAAACTCATCCAGAAGCTGGAGAACCAATTATATTAAGAGACTATCAAGTTAAAGTTATAAATGAATTTATAAAAGCACCACAAAGTTTACAAGAAATTGCCACAGGTGCAGGTAAAACAATTATTACTGCCGCATTATCAAAAATGTGTGAGAAGTATGGTAGAACTATTGTTATAGTACCTAATAAAAGTTTAGTAGGACAAACAGAACAAGATTATATTACTTGCGGATTAGATGTTGGTGTATATTTTGGAGACAGAAAAGAATTAGGTCATCAACATACAATTTGTACTTGGCAAAGTTTAAATGTATTGCACAAAAAAACTAAAAAAGCAGAAGCTCCTTTTCCTTTAGATGAGTTTATAAAAGATGTTGTATGTGTAATGGTAGATGAAGTTCATATGGCAAAAGCAGATGTATTAAAAACTTTATTAACAGGACCATTTGCACACGTTCCAATGAGATGGGGATTAACAGGAACAATACCAAAAGAAGATTATGAAAAAATAAGTTTAATAGCTTCACTAGGTAAAGTAATAAATCAATTATCAGCAAGTGAATTACAAGAAAAAGGTGTGTTAGCACAATGCCACGTTAATATTATTCAAACGCAAGACTTTCAAACTTTTAGATCTTACCCAGAAGAATTAACTTATCTTACAAGTTTTAAACCAAGACTTACATTTATGGGTAAGTTAGTTGATGAAATAAGATCAGGTGGTAATACATTAATATTAGTTGATAGAATTAAAACAGGAGAACTGTTACAAGAAGAAATACCTGGATCAGTTTTTATACAAGGTAAAACAAAATTAGAAACACGTGAAGAAGAATATTCAGAAGTAGCTACAGAACAATATAAAGTTATTATTGCAACATACGGAGTTGCGGCAGTAGGTATTAATTTACCAAGAATTTTTAATCTAGTACTTGTGGAACCAGGAAAAAGCTTTGTAAGAGTTATACAAAGTATAGGAAGAGGTATTAGAAAAGCAGAAGACAAAGATTATGTGCAAATTTGGGATATTACATCAAGTTGCAAATATTCAAAAAGACACTTAACGGCAAGAAAAAGGTTTTACAAAGAAGCCAAATACCCGTATACTGTTAGTAAGGTAAAAATATAATGAAGATATTAACAACAGAAAATTATTCGTACAATTTAGACAAAGTTCCAGAATCAGCAGATGAAGTGCAATATTGTGTGTTGGATACTAATAATCCAAAAAATATAGACTTCTTTTTTGTGCCTTTAATTTTTATGGAAACTTTTAATGCTCCAAGTATGATAATGGAAATAGGAAGAAACACAGTTCAAATGCCTATTGATTGGAGCGTCTTGGCTGTTGAAAGAGAATTAGGGATATGTGAAATGGTTCCGTTAACAAGTTTAAATGATAGAGGATTTGAAGTATTAACAATTAATCCACTGACTCATAAAATGATACAAGCAAAAGAAGTTAAAATAGTAAATGTGTTTCAAGAAGTAAAATGGTATTTTCCAAAATTAAAACACGGACATATAATTGCTGTTCCATTAAATGACCAACCAAATCCACCGTGTGTTTTCTTTGCAAAAGAAACAAATCAAATTCCAGACTCTTTTGATGCAGGGAGTATACTATGACAAAGCCAAATATAAATTTAAATCAGATGTTGTATAATTTAGATATTGGTAAAAAGGATTGGTACGAAAATTTAGATAGTGAACTTAAAAAAACATTTTCATCATATCTTGCTATGAGATTTGCTAGTAGTATAAAAGCTAGTAAAATATTACAAGAAACATATATTCAAAATGTTAATGAGTTTTGCAATAAGGATTTTTCTACTTTACAAAAACACGCAGGTGATAGTTTATTATTTTGGAAGTTATTATGTTTATGTGGTGTAGGTAAAAAAATGTTTCACCCGTGGATTAAAGCACCAAAAGGAAAAGGTAAAAAAACTAAAAGGATTGAGTTTCTACAATCATTATATCCTAACTATAAAAATGATGAAGTAGAGTTATTGTCAAGCATATTAGATAAAGATGCTATAAAGCAATTAGCTCGTGATGCCGGATTAGATGATAAAGAAATTAAATTATTAAAATGATGTATGAGTGTAAGTTCTGCAAAAAAAGTTTTTCTAATGAAAGCACACTGGTTGCACATCTTTGTGAACCAAAAAGAAGATGGAACAATAGGAAAGATACAAACGTGCAATTAGCTTTAAGATGTTATCAACACTTTTTTCGTATTAGTAGTACTACTATGAAAAATGAAAGAAACTATGAAGACTTTATGGGAAGCAAATATTATACAGCATTTGTTAAATTTGCAAACTATGTAACTGGAGTTTATATTGCATCAGTAGAACATTATATTGAATGGTTGTTAAAGAACAGAGAAAGAGTTGACAGATGGTCAAGCGATGAAGTATATGAAAAATATATTAAAGAATTTAGTCATAGAGAAAGTGTTAGTTCAGCAACAGAAAGAACTATACTATCAATACAAAAATGGGCAGAAGAAATAAATGCAGATTGGACTAAATTTTTTGAAGAAGTATCTTTACCAAGAGCAATTCATATGATTAGATCAGGTAAAATTAGTCCGTGGGTTATCTATAACAGTGAAGGCGGAATAAACTTATTAGAAAAATTATCTTCAGAACAAATGACAATGATTGAAGATTATATTTCACCAGGTCCTTGGGCTAAACGATTTCAAGATAGTCCTGATGATGTTAAATTTGTAATAGAAGTAACTAAGGCGGCTGGACTATGACAAAAGAAATAACTGATTTACGATCTATAGCAACAGCAATGACTCTTACGGAAACAAATAGAAAAGAAATATTAGAAGAATGGGAAAAATTACAAGTAGTAGTACAGTTAGCTGAAAAAGAACTGTATAATAAAAATGTAGATACTGTTAAACAATCTTTAATTCAAATGAAAGATTTAGGGCAAAGAGTAAAGATGTTAGAAACATATACAGGCTCTCTTAAAAATAGAGTAGAAGTATTAATACAACAACGAGATCCAAGGCATAATCAAGAATGAATATAGCTAAAACAGATATAGATATAGATACAGGTAATAGAGATAAACTTTTAGAATTATTAAAGCATATACCTGCAAGTATTAAAGATAAGAATGGATTAAAAAAACATAATACAGGTGTGTATTGCACAGATATTCCAGTTAATCCAATTCTTGGTGTATCTAA